ATTTCAAAAAGATATTAACCCAGAATCATTTTTAGCTATTGGTACTCAAAAAGTTTTACCAGATATCGAAGCTTCGATAGGTTATGCTTCAGGCAATAAATTAGATGGTTTTCAACTAGAACAATTAGAAAAAAATTTACTGACGATGAAAGAATCATTGAACCCTACTAACGTTGTTGAGATGGGTGGCACGGGTATAGATTCATTGAGAGCTAAATCAGGGCTCGGGGAACGACAACTAACTGAAGCAGCTAGTGATGTTAAATCAATTGACGATGCAGCAGCCGGTGTCAACAAAGCAGACGCAGAAGAATTTTTAGGTGGTGCAAATGTGGGTAACCCTTTCAAAACAGGTAGCACAGAACAAGGGGTAGGAAGAATTTTAGATGATATAGGAATGACTCCTAAAGGTATTGATGAAAGCATTGCAATTGATAAAGGTGGTATTATGGAATCTGTTGCCAAAGGAGATTTACCAGCTAAGACTGCATCCGCTAGAGAATTTTTAGTTAATAGTTTAAAAGTCGGAGACGACTATCCATCAACTACATTAACAGATGTTATGTCAGCACAAGATATGAAATATATTATGGAAGGTGGTGGAGGAGCAATGGGTGATCCATTAGTTCTAGTACAAAAGTATTTTGGTCCAAGAATTGCTGAGATGATTCCTAATGGTGGCACAACCGAAGAGATCGCAATATTCACAAAAAGAGTTATGGACAATGTCGAAGATGCCAAAGGTTTTAAACCAGATGAACCTGAGTTTGATACTATGACTGCAAGATTTATAGATGAGTTCACACCGTCAGAAGGTGGGCAACCATTTGCACAAGGCGGACTAGCTAAAATCCTGGAGCTGTAATGCTCGGAAGTGTAAACCCTCATTCTAGAAAAAACGGATCATATTTTCTTACATTTAAACATTCTACGGCTGATGATTATTATAGTGAAGCATTTACTGTTACAGAATATGGTACTTCAGCTAAAGCAAAAGCTGCTGCAGAAGCTCGTAGAAAAGAACTTCAACCTAAATTTAAAAAAATATCAAATAATAGAACTGGAAAAAGTTACGTAGATAAACTTTATAAAAAAAACCCAGCATTCAAAAAATTTATAAAAGAATATTCTCAAAACACTGATCAACCTAGATTTAAAAATTTTTATAAACTAAGTGGCGATGAAAAAATAAGATTAGATATTAGTTTTAAAAAAAATTCAAAACTACCACCAAAAAAAGGATATAACATAACAGTAAGTCAAATGGCTGAAAAACTAGGTCTTACGACAAAGAGATTACAGTTACTCGGTAAAGCTGAAAGACTTGGAAAATATATAAATACTAAATTTGAAAGTATTAAGCAATCTATTCCAGGTAAAATAGGTGTAGTTAGAATCTTTAAAGATCCCACAGATCTTCAAATAAAAAACTATTTTGAAAACTTTAGTTCTAATCAAAACGCTTTACCTGAACGAGTTACAAAAAGAATAAAAGATATAGATAATGTTTTTAGAAAAACTATTATTAATGGTAAAATTTTTACTAATGCAAAAGGTTTTAAAACAACTCAATATCTTCCAACTATTCTAGAAGTTATAGATAAGGTGGATTCTATAAATACACCTTCAGAAGCAGTTAGTGCAATGTCTAATTATGCCAAGATACTAAGAGGTTCGGGATTACAGCAGGATTTGAATATTAAAGAAGACATTGTAGCGGGAGAAAGATTATTAAGTAAATTTGGTGTAGATAGCAGAAATGGTTATAAGGGTGCTTTTTATAAAGCTGCTTTAAGTGAGGTTAATCAAAAAAATTATAATAACCGGGGAACATTAACTGATTTTAGAGCCAGATTTAATGAAGAACTAAGAAATGCAATGGGTCTTGATAAAAGATTATCCAACAACACATTACCAAAACTACCCTACAATATTAATGAGGTTATAAGTTTAAGTGCAGGTAAGTCCAGAGACATTCAACCTTTTAGTGTTTTCGTTGATGCAACAGATGCAAAAATAAATCAAAGTCAATTAGCAAACTACCAAGGAGTTTTTTCTAGAAAACTGGGAAAAGTAGAAGACTTAATTAAAGCCGGTAAAATGCCAGAAGCAACTAAACTTGCTGCAACCCTAAAAGGCAGCCAAGAAAAAACAGCAGCAAATTTATTAGAAAAAGGTTTTAGTCAAAAACAAATTAATCAATTAAACTTTCCAGAAATTGTGGTAGGGGATAAAGTTGATCCTAAAATTTATAGTCCAGAAAATTTAGCTAAGTACAAAGAAGCAGGCGTAGATATTGAAGGTTTTGCAAAAGATAGAAAATTTTATATTGATACTAAAGGAACCAAACCTTTTTTTGAAGTAGGTGACCAAGCTTTAAAAGCAGTAGCCATAAAACTTGCAAAAAATAATACTGGAGATATTTGTAATCTTGTTACTCAAAATGTTGCCGGTGGTGGTAGAATTGGTTTTGCTAAAGGTGGTAACTGTGCAACTCAAGTAGCAGCTAAGTTTGATGAAGACCCGGTTAAGTTTGCACAAGATGTAAACAAACTTCCTGAAGCATCTGGAGCAATTAACAAAGCAAAATCTGCAGCCAGTAAATTTTTATCTGTTGCTAAAAAAGGTGGAAGGTTTGGAGCGTTTGCTGCAGCCGGTGCCGCAGCCGCAGGACTGGTTAAAGAATTTAGAAATGATGATCCCTCAACTTATTTATCAAATGAATTACAACAAAAAAACATGTTGATTGATATGTTGACTCAACCTGTATCAACTCCAACAGAAACACCAAGCACAGCGTTCGGTGATGCACAACTACCAGCTATTGGTGCAGTAACTGCAGCAGGTATGATACCAGGTGGAGCAGAATTATATAAACAAAGAACTGGAGCAGGCAGTATGAAGAGACCATTAGGCGGTCCCCGTTTAGATGCTGAAGGTGCCAAGATTCTTAAAAACAGAGTTAGTCCATTTAGAGCACTCACAGGTCCCTTGTCCGGGGTTTTTGGAAAAGGACTCGCGGCTACTGGAACACCATTAGGAATGTTAGCTCTTGAGCCATTATACATTGGTCAACAAATTGCTGATGGAGATTCAGCAGGCGAGATAGCAACTAACCCATTAAATTATTTAGGCCCCGCATTTGCAGGAGCGTTATCAAAAGAATCAACAAGATTTGTACCAAAAACAATTTCAAGTATTATGAGATTAGGAATTAGTCCTATGGCACTTAAGGGAGTATCGAGATTTGGATTAGCAGGTCTTGGACTATCGGCTGGTGTTAGTGCATATGAAATGTATCAAAACAAAAAAGCAGGAAGGGGGCTATTCGATGACGGTTAAAAATAAAACACTTGTTGCAAATATGCAACACGTTAAATTTAATCAAATCCCACCACTTAAGGGGCCAGACTCACAGGGCTTGAATGTTTCTGTAAAACAGTCTACAACAATAAAGAACTCGGAGAATATAAATGGCAGATATAGACAAAGCTCTACCAAACGTAGAGACTGAAATTAAAATACCTAGCGACGAAGAAGTAACAGAAGTAGAACAGGAAACAGCAGAAGAACAAGTTGGTCCTGATGATATTGATATAGTTACTGAAGAAGACGGTAGTGCTACAATTAATTTTGACCCAGCAGCAGTCAATCAAGAGGGCGGAGAAGCTCACGGAGATAACTTAGCAGAATTATTACCTGAATCTGTTTTAGGAAAATTAGGTTCAGAACTTGCAGAAAATTATCAAACATATAAATCAGCAAGAAAAGATTGGGAAGATAGTTATACAAAAGGCTTAGACCTTTTAGGATTTAAATACGAAAACCCAACACAACCCTTTCAAGGAGCTAGTGGTGCAACTCACCCAGTTCTAGCTGAAGCGGTTACACAGTTTCAAGCACAAGCATACAAAGAATTACTACCAGCTACTGGACCCGTACATACTCAAACTATTGGGTTAATGAACAGAGCAAAAGAAGACCAAGCACAACGTGTTAAAGAATTCATGAACTATCAACTCATGGACGTGATGAAAGAGTATGAACCCGAGTTCGATCAAATGCTTTTTTATCTCCCTCTTAGCGGCTCTTCGTTTAAGAAAGTTTATTACGATGAACTACTTGGAAGAGCCGTTTCAAAGTTTGTCCCAGCTGATGACCTATTAGTTCCCTATACGGCAACTTCATTGCAAGATGCAGAAGCTATTATTCATGTCATTAAAATGTCAGAGAATGATTTAAGAAAAAAACAAGTAGCAGGTTTCTATGTTGATGTAGAACTTTCACCTGGCTACAATGAAGAAACAGAAGTAGAGAAAAAAGAAAGAGAACTAGAAGGTGTTAAAAGAACTAGAGACGAAGATATCTTTACTATTTTAGAAATACACACTGATTTAGATCTAGAAGGTTTTGAAGACAAAGATTCTACTGGAGAAGACACAGGAATTAAACTTCCATACATTGTAACAATAGAACTTGGAAGTAGAGAAATATTATCAATTAGAAGAAACTATGCAGTAGGAGATCCTACTAAAAAGAGACAAGATTATTTTGTGCACTTTAAATTTTTACCTGGAATGGGTTTTTATGGTTTTGGTTTAATTCATATGATTGGTGGTTTGTCTAGAACAGCAACCACTGCATTAAGACAATTATTGGACGCAGGTACTTTAAGTAACCTCCCTTCAGGATTTAAACAACGTGGAATACGTGTTAGAGATGAGGCTCAATCAATACAGCCCGGCGAATTCAGAGATGTCGATGCACCTGGTGGAAACATTAAAGATGCATTTATGCCTTTACCATTTAAAGAACCATCACAGACTTTATTGCAGTTGATGGGTACGGTGGTTTCGGCAGGGCAAAGATTTGCCGCCATCGCTGACATGCAAGTCGGGGACGGCAACCAGCAGGCTGCTGTTGGGACGACTATAGCCCTATTAGAGCGAGGCTCTAGGGTCATGTCAGCCATACATAAAAGATTGTATGTGGCTATGAAGAGTGAATTTAATTTATTAGCTGGAGTTTTTAAAACTTATTTACCACAAGAATATCCATACGATGTTGTTGGTGGACAAAAAAATATTAAAGTTTCAGATTTTGATGACAAGGTAGATATTATTCCTGTAGCTGATCCTAATATTTTTTCTCAATCGCAAAGAATATCAATGGCACAAACAGAATTACAATTAGCTCAATCTAATCCTCAAATGCATAATTTATATGAAGCATACAGACACATGTATGAAGCAATTGGTGTAAAAAATATTGATGCAATCTTACCACCACCTGTTGAGCCAAGTCCAATGGACCCTGCTACTGAAAATATTTTAGCAATGTCTAATAAACCTTTCCAAGCTTTCAAAGGTCAGGACCACCAAGCGCATATTACAACCCATTTAAACTTTATGTCTAGTAATGTTGCAAGAAATTCACCGGTTGTTATGGCAACTTTAGAAAAAAACATCTTTGAACACATTTCACTAATGGCACAAGAGCAATTAGAAGTAGAATTTAGAGAAGAGATTGCACAATTAATGCAAATGCAACAAATGATGCAACAAAATCCGCAAATGGCACAAAATCAACAAATGCAACAACAGATGATGTCTCTATCAATGAGTTTAGAGTCTAGAAAAGCTAAATTAATTGCAGAATCTACTGAAGAGTTTAAAAACGAAGAAGCAAAAATTACTGGAGAGTACGGTGGAGACCCAATTGCTAAATTAAAAGCCAGAGAGCTAGATTTAAAAGCTATGAATGACGAAGCAGAGAGAAAAGAGTCAGAAGATAGAATAAATATGGATAGATCTAAACAAATGATGGGTCAACAACAGTTTGACGAGAAATTAGAGCAAAATGAAGAGCTAGCAGAATTAAGAGCAGACACTTCATTGACTAAAACACAGATGGGTATTGACTCTAAAAGAGAAAATGACCTTATGAAACAAATGGACGTTAGGATCTTGAAAGGTCCTCGAAGATAGTATACAATAATCACTTAGGAGAAAA